CTTTTTTTTGTAAAGAATTCATTCAAGAAGTCAAACCATCGGAAGTGATACATGGCAGAACAAGACTCTATCTTAAAACTTAATACGGATATCCAAACTCTAAAAATAAAGGATGAGTACCGTACTAAAGAACTTGACGCTCTGATGAAAAAGTTGGATGCCTCAACCAACAAACTCAATGATCTTTCCGAAAATATTGGTAGACTATTAGTGGCTCAAGATGTCAATAAAATGACAGATATTGAGTTTCGCGATGAGATGAAAATTCTTCATTCTCGTATTGGTGACCTCCAAGATAAAATGAATCAGATGGTTGATAGGACGGAAAACCGAATGAACTCTGATATCAATCTGATTTATACAAAGTTAGAATCTCTTGAACGTTGGAGATGGATAACCATTGGTGCAGCTACTCTTGTTGCTTGGTTATTGACAAACGTTATCCCCAAAATATTACCCTAGATTTGATTTGACATTTTCATCTCAGGGTGTTATACTTACAGTATAATAATTAATAATTCATAGACAATTACATTATGCCCTCTTACATTGATACCAAATATGTGAACATATTATCTTCACGACTTCCTCTATTCAAACGCAAGACCAACGGATTGTATAACTTTCGTTGTCCATTTTGCGGAGACTCCCAAAAGAGCAAAACAAAAGCTCGTGGTTATTTCTACCAGAAAAGAACAGACCTATTCTTTCGGTGTCACAACTGCGGTCAAAGTAGCACGTTCTCAAACTTTCTCAAACAGTTTGATGGAGAGACATACAAGGAATACGCTCTTGAGAGATACAAAGAAGGAATAACAGGAAAAGGTCACAACACACCTGACCCGAAAGTAGAATACAAACAACCTAAGTTTCACTCAAAGATAGACCTACCGAGAATCAGTGACTTGGATGATAACCATTTCGCGAAGACATACTTGTTGAATCGTAATATTCCACTTCAATTTCTGAATCTTATATATTATACAGATGATTTCAAAACGTTTGTCAATAAAATGACAAAACGAGAATATGACCTCAGTAAAAATGAACAGAGACTTGTAATCCCTTTCTTTGACAAAGACAAACAGTTGATTACATTTCAGGGTAGAGCATTCATCAATACTCAGCTTCGATATATAACTATAAAGATGGATGAAGAATCATCCAAAATATTCGGACTAGAACGTTTAGACATAAAACAGAAGTTCTATATAGTAGAGGGGCCATTCGATTCGATGTTTCTTCCCAACTGTATTGCAATGGCTGGTTCAGATATTAGTTTCCGTGGAAATGATGATATCAAAGACGCGATGGATAACCACAAAGGAACGATAATATTTGACAATGAACCTAGAAATAAAGAAATCATTGACAGAATGGAAAAGGTTATCGATAAAGGTTGGAACATTTGTATCTGGCCGGATTCGGTTGCTTGTAAAGACATCAACGATATGATAATGTCTAGCATCAACGAAACAAGAATATTAGAAACTATAAATAAGAATACATTCAACACCCTGCACGCAAAAACTCACCTAGCACTATGGAGAAAAAAATGACCGTACCCGATGACGCCACTTTACCCACTCAATACCAGCAATTCATTCATCTATCAAGATATGCTCGGTGGGATTATGAAAACAAACGAAGAGAAACATGGGGGGAAACAGTCAATCGGTTTTTTGGATTTTTTCAAGAACATCTAAAAGAGATGTGTGATTATACTCTAGAGAATGGTGTCCTAGAAGAATTGAAAAGAGAAGTATTATCGTTGAATGTGATGCCTTCTATGAGATGTTTGATGACAGCAGGAGAAGCACTCAGGAAAGAAAATATTGCTGGATACAACTGCTCTTATGTGAAGGTAGATAGTCCTAGATCATTCGATGAAATCCTTTACGTTCTCATGAATGGAACAGGAGTTGGATTTTCAGTAGAAGCAGATCATGTAAGTTGTTTACCTCAAATCGCAGAAGAGTTTCATCCAACAGATACTACAATAGTTGTCGCAGATTCCAAACTAGGATGGGCGAAGGCATATAAAGAATTGCTCAGTCTCTTGTGGAGTGGTCAAGTTCCACAGTGGGATTTATCTAAGGTGAGGGCTGCTGGTACTCCATTGAAGACATTTGGAGGAAGAGCATCCGGCCCAGAACCATTGGATGACCTATTTCACTTTTCAACAAAAATATTTCAGTCTGCAGCAGGAAGAAAACTAAAACCAATCGAATGTCATGATATAGTTTGTAAGATTGCAGCTATTGTTGTCGTAGGAGGTGTTAGACGTTCAGCACTCATTAGTTTGTCTGACCTCAACGATGAAGAAATGAGAACAGCTAAATCTGGTCAATGGTGGGAACGCGAAGGTCAGAGAGCGCTTGCGAACAACTCAGTAAATTACAAAGAAAAACCTAATGTCGGAACTTTCATGAGAGAGTGGTTGTCACTGTACGACTCCAAATCTGGTGAGAGGGGAATGTACAATGGTGCCTCGGCGAAATCACAAGTAGAGAAATTGAATAAGAGAGAAAAAGATGAAAATCAAGAGTTCATTAAAAGGAGAGAGCCCAGAGAAGATTTTGGAACTAATCCATGTAGCGAGATTATACTCAGAAGTAGAGAGTTTTGCAATCTATCCGAATGTATTGTTAGAAGACATGACACTGCCGAATCTCTTGCTAAGAAAGTGCGGATTGCGACTATCATTGGCACATTTCAATCCACCCTCACAAACTTCAGATATCTTACTAAAGAATGGGAACGAAACTGTTCAGATGAACGACTACTTGGTGTCTCGCTCACCGGCATATTAGACAATCCATTGACGAGCGGTAGAAAGAAAGGATTAGATGAACTTCTCCAAAATCTTAGAAAAGTTGCTGTGGAAACGAACAAAGAGTGGGCTGATAAATTGGGAGTTAACAGATCGGCGGCAATCACTTGTGTCAAACCTTCTGGTACTGTTAGTCAGCTTGTTGATAGTGCTTCTGGTATTCATGCCCGGCATAGTGAGTATTATATTCGGACAGTAAGAGCAGACAGCAAAGACCCTCTTTGTCAGATGATGAAACAGAGTGGATTCCCAAATGAACCCGATGTGACCAGACCAAATCATACTACTGTCTTTTCTTTCCCTACACAAAGCCCAAAGGGTGCTATCTGTAGAACTGATATGTCAGCAATAGAACAGTTAGAACTATGGTCAACGTATCAAGAAAATTGGTGTGAACACAAACCTTCCATAACGGTTACAGTCAAAGATGAAGAGTGGCCAGAAGTTGGTTCGTGGGTATGGGAAAACTTTGATGATATTAGTGGTATTTCTTTTCTTCCATTTAGTGACCACACCTATCGTCAAGCACCTTACCAAGATTGTACTAAGGAAGAGTTTGAGAAGATGTCAAAACTAATTCCTAAAGATGTTGATTGGTCAACATTGTCTCAATTTGAACAACAAGATTTTACATCTGGTTCTCAGGAACTTGCTTGCTCCGCTGATGGTGGGTGTGAGATTGTAGATATATAGAATCATAATGACAAATATTAATTTTTTGGAGCGAAATGGAAGACGAGATAATAACTGATGTAGAATGCACAGCGTGCAATGCCGTATATACCCTGACATTTGATACAAGAGAATTGAGGGGAGACTTGATAGATACTGTAGAATTTCATTGTACGTTTTGTGGTGTATTGATGGAACCATATTACGAAAAGGAAGATTAGGTGGAGTTTGTTGCGGGAATAGATTATTCTCTAACTTCTCCTGCCGTGTGTGTAGGAAAAATCGTAGATGGAAAACTGGAATTTAAAAACTGTAAGTTTCATTTCATCAAGAGAACAAAATATCATGAATCCTTTGGTGTTTTCAGAGGATACGATTATCCTAAATATTCAAATGAGATAGAAAGATATGTTCGACTTGCCAAATGGACAATAGAATGTATCCGATGGTACACTGGAAGAGTAGAACACGTTTTTATAGAAGATTATGCTTTTGCTGCGACAGGGAGAGTATTCAACATTGGTGAGAATACAGGAATACTCAAGGAATATCTTCACAGGAATGGATTTCGTTTTACAACGATTCCACCCACAGTAATTAAAAAATTTGCAACAGGAAAAGGAAATGCCAAAAAAGAATTGATGTATGAAACATTTTTAGAAGAAACTAATATTGATTTACAAAATCGTCTATCACCGAGGTCAATCAAAATTACTAATCCTGTTTCAGACATCGTAGATTCGTACTACATTTGTAAGACAGGGTTACTCTAACTAGGAAGTTATGTCTCCCCAAACATTGAGTTATCCATATTTAATCGAAACGAGTAAATCACAAATTCAGAAATACAGTAAATCAGAAGCAGACATCGAGGCTGAAATCTTACAACAGTCTGGTGAAAATGTGGAAGTCCATCACAGAGGATTTCTTCTATACAAATTGAGTGGGCAATTTCAAGGAAGTCTTTTCCCATAAAAAACTTGACAATGTAGGTATTAGTTGTTATAATTATATTATACAAACAAATGAGAAAATTATGAGCATGATGAAATTCGATGGATCTAAAATAAGAGAGATCCGAGAAAGAAGAGAAAGAGGACTACCACCAACTCCTACTGATGGAGATGTTGTTGTTGCTTCAAAGGATGCAAAGGGTGGTAGTGAACTGATTTATGAAAGAGTCAAGGAGAGAGTCCCTGAAGACCTGTGGGAATACTTCCAAGTCATACTTTCAAGAGTTCGTGATTATGATGGAAGACCAAAAATCCTTTGGTT